TCCGCCAATCGCATTTTTGCCGGCCCTATTTCAGGATCACCGTCCAGTCCTACGTTTAGGAGTTTAGAAGCTCCAGACTTGCCCTTGGCAACTGCAGGCGCTGTAGGCGCTGTGTTGCCTGGTGCTGGCTTGCAAATGGGCAGTCCTGGCACCATTGAACATAGCAATTCCACCACTGCAGGCACGTTTGCAGGCGCAATTACGATTGATGCCCAAGGACATATTGTTAGCGCTAGCCCTTTCATGAGCGCAGATGATGTGCCTGATCTTGATGCAAGCAAAATTACTACTGGCACATTTTCTAGTACTTTCCTTGCTCCTAATAGTGTTACGGCATCGCAACTAGCTGACTATGGCATTGCTCAGGTTAGCGAAAGTGCGCCAACGCCAGAATTTGCTGGTCAGTGGTGGATCAACCCCAATGATCGTTCGGCCTACATCTGGGTAGGTGCAGTGGCTCCTTCTCCGGAAGGCTATTGGCTCAACCTTGGTTATGGCAGCCCCACGCAAATTAACTTACGTTTTGGCGGCACTTATAGCGCTTCTGGCAATTTTGTTCAAAGTATTAACAGCTATGGCATTGAAGCTGGTCTGACCATTGGCCAGCCGCTGTCTAGCCCTAATACCAGTAATAACGGCGTCTATTTGATTTGCACGTCTTCAGGCGTGGGAACAACGCCGGCTCCTAATGAAAATCTTGCTATTGGCAACTGGGTGTTGTCCGAGGGTGTTGGTTCCACTTGGACGAAGATAACGCTTAGTAGTGCCGTGGCTGGCGTTGCCGACCAAGACGTGCTGGTTGACGGCAGCGCCTTAATCCCCGTGGCTTCTGGCGTGGCTAGCCAAGAAGATTTAAATGAAATATTGTGGGCACGAGCACAAATTGCGAATTTAACCACTGCTGGCATTGTTCGTGCATCAACGGAAGTGGCAGTGGCATCTGGCACTGGCGAGATGAGCATTGGCACAGTTGACGATGGCTCTTATTAAAGCCAATGTCGAGGACTGACCAATGCATGATAAGTTTGTCTATGCCGGCAAGGAAATTCCCCCTTATGGAGACAGAGGGCAAGTATTAATTAAAACGGCCTCAGCGTTTTATTACACGGCCTGGGCTGACATTGACCACGTGATTAACGATATGAACGCAGAGATAGACGAAGGCGAATATTATTAGAATGTTGAAGACTTAATCGCCACCTTTTAGGTTTAGGCACATGGCTTCTATTCTTAAGCATCTTCGTTCTTCTACTGCCAACAAGCGCCCCACTGCATCGGGCTTGGCAGATGGTCAGATTGCTATTAACACTGCATCTGGCACCCCTGCATTGTTCTTTAAAGACAGTGCAAGCAATATTGTCAAAGTGGGCCCTGCTCACGTGGGCAGCACTGCCCCTAATACCAGTCCGGCTGGTAGCGCAGGCAATTCCACTGGTGAACTATGGGTGGACACTGGCCTTACAACGAATGGCCTGAAATATTACAACGGCACTGCTTTTATCAACCTTACGCCGTCTGGTACTACGAGCAACATTGGCTTGGTTGAGCTTGCCACTGATGCGGAAACTCAGGCTGGTACTGACGCTGCGCGAGCCGTAACACCTTCCGGTTTGCAAAGCAAGATTAGCGATAGCACCTCCACGTCTTCTTCTACCACCATTGCCTCTTCTACGGCAGTTAAGAGCGCTTATGACTTAGCTAATGCTGCACTTCCCAGAACTGGCGGCACCATTACTGGGACCATGACGATTAGTCCTAGCGGAAGTTTGGTTTTTGAAGGGGCAACTGATGATGGTTTTGAAACCACCATTGCCGTGGTGGATCCGACGGCAGATAGGACGATTACGTTGCCTAATGTTACGGGCACGGTTGTTACGACTGGTGATAGTGGCACTGTTACTAGCACAATGATCGCTAATGACACCATTGTTGATGCCGATATTAATAGCGCGGCTGCAATTACATTGACGAAGTTGGGAACTGGAGCATTGCCAACCACGATCACTGTTGCAAGTGGCAATATTGTTGATGGCACAATCAGTAATGTTGAAATTAGTGCTAGTGCGGCAATTGCTGATACCAAGCTTGATACCATTTCCACTGCTGACAAAGTTTCGTTGTCGGCATTAAATATTGATGGTGGCACTGACATTGGCGCAGCATTGGCTGATGCTGATTTGTTTATTGTTGATGACGGCGGCGGTGGCACAAATCGTAAGGCTGCAGCCACTCGCATTACTGATTATGCCTTTGGCAAAGTTAGTGGCGATATTACCATTGGCAGCACTGGGACAGCCGCCATTTCCAGCGGCGTCATTGTTAACGCTGATGTGAATGCTTCTGCCGCGATTGCTGGCACCAAGATCAGCCCGGATTTTGGCAGCCAGAACACCACGACCACCGGCACCAGCACCGCTGCCAGCTTCAGTCCCACCAGCAGCACGGCGCCCACCAACGGGGTTTATCTTCCTTCGTCGAACAACGTAGCCATCTCAACTAATGGCACTGGGCGGTTGTTTGTTGATGCGAGTGGGAACGTTGGTGTTGGGGCTACACCCTCTTCATACAAGCTAGATGTATTTGGCGCTGCGCGATTAAACAGCTCCCTGGACGCTTCACTGTATCTTGAAGAGCCTAGCGCAAATAGTGTAAGAATCAAGGCTGGCACAAGCGCCTCGTTCATTGGGACAACTTCTAATCACCCTTTTTACTTCGTAACTAATAACACCGAGCGGATGCGCCTTACCTCCGCAGGCCTTTTAGGTCTGGGGACTAGTAGCCCAGCTACTTTGCTGGATCTCTCCAGTACTACGGCGGCAAAGTTAAACCTTACATACCCTGGTTTTGGCATCGCAACTCTTGCATCTGACTCCACAGGTGCACTGTTGCTGCAGGCCGACGAAGCTAATACTCAAGCTAGCAGTCTTATTCAGTTCAAGGTTGATGGCAGTGAGCGCGTTCGCATCGACTCTTCAGGCCGAGTAGGGATTGGCACTACAAGTCCTGCTGGTACGCTTTCCGTCAATAACGCTTCTGCTAACTCTGTTATTGAAGTTACGAGAGGTGCAGCCGGAGCTGGTTATGGCTACACGATTGTTGGTGCAGACGGGGCAACTACGCCAGCCTTGCGGTTCCAGACAATCTCTAATGGTGTTTGGGGTTCAGAGGTTGCGCGATTCGATTCCTCGGGACGCCTATTGGTGGGCACCACTACTTCTTACAACGTCGGCTCAACTGTTGGCGCTGTGTTTCAGCAAGTAAATACGGATAGTGTCGTAAATGCGTCTTTTAGTCGCTACACAAACGATACAAGTGGAGCAATTTTATCTTTAGGCAAAAGTAGAGGTACTTCGGCTGGTAGTTATACCATTGTTCAAAATGGAGATGAACTTGGAAGCATCCGATTTGCTGCTGCTGATGGCACAGATCTTGTAACTCAAGCCGCGCAAATCACTTGCGCCGTAGACGGCATCCCTGGCGCTGACTCAATGCCGGGCAGGATCGTATTTAGCACGGCCAGCAACGCATCGCCGTCTGTTATTACGGAAGCGATGCGAATTACAAACGGTCGTGATGTTTTTATAGGAAAGACTGCTTCAGGTATTGGCACTGTTGGATCAGAGTTTGGTGCAGGTGCGCTTTGGGTGACGCGCTCTGCAGGAACTGCATTGCGAGTCAATCGTCTTGTAGACGACGGAACCCTCGTTGAGTTTCTACAGGCTTCTGTTGCTGAAGGAACGATTTCAGTTTCCGGCACTACCGTCAGCTACAACGGTGCTCACCTTTCTCGGTGGTCACAACTTCCTGGTGGAGCAGAGCGCACTGAAATTCTGCGCGGCACCGTACTAAGCAACATCGACGAGATGTGCGACTGGGGCGAGGAAGAAAACGAACAGCTCAACCGCATGAAGGTGAGCGACGTTCAAGGCGACCCGAACGTGTCGGGCGTGTTCCAAGCCTGGGACGATGACGACGACACCTACACCGACGACTTCTACTGCGCGATGACGGGTGACTTCATCATCCGAATTGCCGAAGGCGTCACGGTGCAGCGGGGCGACCTGCTGATGTCCGCTGGTGATGGCACCGCCAAGCCTCAAGACGACGACATCATCCGCAGTAAGACCATCGCCAAAGTGACCAGCACTCACGTCACCTGCACCTACGACGATGGCAGCTATTGCGTGCCTTGCGTGTTAATGGCCTGCTGATTAGTCCTACTCTCTACTGGGCTTGACGCCGTGTTGTAATGTGGTAGGGCAGCGAGTTTCCGGCTCCTGCCCACGGCCACAGTTCCCCAAAAACCATGACCAAACAAGAATATCGTGGCTCGCCCCACACATCTTGGGCTAAAGACGGAAAAGTCTTTTTAGCCAATGAAGAAGACAGTTACTACACCGAAGAGTTCCGAAGCCGCGAAGAACTGGAAGTCTTTATCCAGGAGTTGCGTGCCACCGCTGATAAAGCGTGGCCAAGCTGATTAACCATTCCCCCTTAACGCTCATGACGCGCTCCTTTTGGGAACTCACCAAGGGCTTCAATGCTGAGCGCCGGGAGCGCATAGAGCAGCGTAAAATTGAATTACGCCATGTGTCAAAACAAAGCCAGGAGCCGCTTTCCCAAGGTGTGGTGGAGCGCGACCCCGCGATCTGCTCGGGACAGCTTGTATTTAGCGGCACGCGGATTCCCGTGGCCGTGGTGGTGGAGCAATTGCGTGCTGGCGTCTCTCCCACAGAACTGCAGGAAGACTTTCCTCAACTTAGCCGCACCGCGCTGGACTACGCGGAGATCCAGGCCCAACACGCCAAAGACCAGCTTCAGTAGTTGCTTTCGATACCAAGCATGGGTTGACAGCTTCTGTACAAGCGACTAGTCTGGCCGTCTTCGCCCTCAAACCATGCCCACCACTCTTGCGGAGCTTTGGAGTGCCTTCTTGGAAGAGCGCTCCATTTCTCTATGTCCAACCAGCTTGACTTCCGACTACAGGCAAGTAACAAAATGGTTAAAGCGTTGCCCAATTCAAGACTTAAATGAAGCACGCAAAATCATGATTTGGGTGTTGGGAGAAAAGCCGGTGCTTTCTTCTAGACGCGTCGCAATGTATGCAAAAACAATGTTTCGCTGGGCAGCACAAGAAGACGTGGGTTACTTGGACAAGAATCCTCTTGCAAGCTTTAAAATGCCTAAAGCTCCGCAAAGAAACGAGGAAATTGTTGTAATTCCGCGAGATGAAGTGGGATTAGTCCTTGCAGCACTAGAAGCCAAGCAAACTTATAAAAATGTTAACTGGACTTGGTATACAGAATTTATGCTTCAAACCGCCATGCGAACTGGTGAAGTAAGAGCATTGCGATGGGACGATATCAAGGACAACAAGATTCTTGTGCATCAAAACTGGACCCTTACGCATGGATTAAAAGATAGTACTAAAACAAACAAAAAGCGATGGGTGCCATTGAACAATAAATGTCAAGAAATTATGGCGCAACTTTCTCAAGACAATGAATATATTTTTCCATGGGATCGCTTGGCGTTTCAGAGTTATTTTCGTAAAAAACTGCAGCCATTACACCAAGCAGAGTTAATTAGTCATGCTTATCGCCCTTATGATTGCAGGCACACCGCGATTAGCCGCTGGATTGAGGCGGGCATTCCAGTGCCACAGGTGGCAAACTGGGCTGGTAATACCAGTGAAATTATTTTTAAGCATTATTGCAATACCACCAAGGAGTACGAAATGCCGGAGCTGTAATTTGCTCTTACAATAAAGCAGGCTATTTTGTTAATCATGGCTTCTTCCATTGAATTTACTTGGGGCGTCGCTAATCTTGAGCGCACGCTGTCAGATGGTGTAGTGTACACCATTCATTACACCATTGATGCTTTTGACGGTACTTACCGTTCGGGGGCGTATGGCTCTCTCGGTCTTGAACCGCCTGAGCCCGACTCGCTTATTCCGTATGCTGATCTCACTGCTGAAATAGTAGTGGAATGGACGAAGGAGAAAATTGGCGAGGAGAAAGTGGCTGAAATTGAAGCCGCTCTTGCCGCTCAAATTCAGCAACAAATTGCCCCGACCACGGGCGCCGGCGTGCCTTGGGCTAGCTAATATAGTGCTTTCGCACGTCCACCATTGGCCGTAAAAAGCAAAGTTGGCGCTTCTTCATCGAAGCGCATCATCATCCGCAAGCCCAAAACCACCTCAATAGGCCAAGGTAAAAACTCACGTCCTGCCAGGAGGGGCAAAAAGCCGCTCAGGGGGCAGGGTCATTAAAGGGGAAAATTCGCCGTACGCAAATTTTTCGGCTACTTCACGGGCGGCAATAGCCGCCTCTTTTGTTGCATAAGCACCAATAAAATAAGTTTTACCAGAAACGCAAAACTCTGCCTTCCAGTACTCAATTCCTCCGATAACACACTGGCGGACACCAGCTCTTCCGGATGTATTGTTTTTGCGCAAACGTCGAGAATTTCTATTGTTTTGGGTATAGGTGGCAAGGCGCAAGTTTAGAGGGTTGTTATTGGTTGGATTGCAATCAATGTGATCCACGAAAAAATCTCCCGGATCTGTGCCATTATGCAATGCATATGCCACTCGATGGGCGAGCATTTTGTGATCTTTATATTTAATTTCGACATATCCATCTGGCCTCAAATATCCAGCCCGTTTTCCTATGCGAGCCTTGAAATAATTGATTTTCCAAACCACCTCGTCGCCCTTTATTTCAAATGTTTCTTTTAAGGTGTCAACGGGGAGGAGGGGTTTGATTTGCATTTTAATACCCGTAAGAGCGACAACACCAGGGTAGCATACCACGAAGCAAGGGCAAGGAAAAAATAGCAAAGCTTCTCATGGGCGCAAGCTCATGCGAGGTCAAGGTAAATAAAGCCAAGGGAGAGCAATGCTCTCCTTTTTTCTTGTTTAAAACAATGCAAGGCTATAATAAAACAAAACAGTTGGGGAGAAAAGGGAGAAATGTATTATCCCGCCACTTACAACATAGTGGTGCTGCAAAACTCCACTTACCGCATGCAGATTACTGCTACGCAAAGCGGCGGCACTCCCATCAATCTTTCTGGATATACCATTGATAGCGATATTTGCGGCGCATTGGACGGAGAAATTGTTGCAAGTTTTGTACCAGCTATTACAAATGCAGCTAGTGGAATTTTTCAGCTAACGTTATCGCCCACTGTTTCAAGTGGGCTAGAAGTAGGAATTTATAATTATGACGTGAGTGCCACGCAAGCCGGTGGAGATCGTTATTACTGGCTAAAAGGCGTTTGCACTGTTTCCGGCACTTGTTCTAGGAATTAATCATGCCCGATATCATTCTTACTGTTGTTAGTGGTGAGCCAGTTGCTATTGGTTTGTCCATCCCTGGCGTGCAAGGACCGATGGGACAGAGTACGTTGCCGTCTGGCGGTAGCGTGGGGCAAATTATTACCAAGGCTACAAGCGTAGATTATGACGCATCGTGGACTTCCACGGCTTCTGGCCTGACGCTTCGTAATTTAACTATTTCCGGCACCACTGTTTTAGGGACCATTTCTGGCGGCACTTATCAAGCGGCAACAATTACTGGCGCCACGATTAATGGGCCAACAATTAATGGAGGCACGGCCAATGGCACGGCATTGTCCAATGCAATTGTTGATCAATGCACTCTTGACAATTCAACGTTTGAAGACGGCACAATTTTCAACGTAACGCTTTCCGGCACCATCACTAACGTAGCCACAGTTAGCAGTGGCACTTATGACAATGCAGTTATCACTTCCCCAACTATTTCTGGCGGCACATTAAACAATGTCACAATTAATTCGCCAACAGTATCCGGAGGTACTTTTGCTTCTTCCACGGTCAATTCCCCCACTCTTTCAGGAGGCACTTTAGCCGCCACCAGTATTTCGTCTTCCGCTTTAATTTCCCCAACCATTTCTGGAACCATCACTGCTTCTGGAGGCGTAACGATTTTTGCCAGTGGCGCATCGATGGGCTTCTTTGGCGCATCGCCCGTCGTCTGTCCATCTGGCATCTCCATTCCTAGTGGCGGTTCTTCCACTGCTGAAGTATTGACGGCCCTAAGCGGCGTCATTCTTGCCTTGCAAAATCTTGGCCTTATTCGTGCATAATTATGGGACAAATCATTGCCAACAACGAACAGTTTGAAACTCACATTCAAGCTGATTGGCGCGGACAACTTTTACAAACAGGACCAGACAGTGGCGTTGTAGATGCATTTGGCAGGGCTCGCACCAGTTCTCCTTATACGCTGTTTGATAGCACAATGCGCTATGACAAACGGCCTGATCAATGGTTTGACAAAATTGTTGGTAGTGGTACATCCACGTTTTTAACCAATCAAAGCAGCGTGGCAATGGCCACCACCACTGCTTCTGGCGACACTGTTTTGCGCCGGACAAAACAAAATTTTCCTTACCAAGCAGGGAAAAGCATGATGATGCTGCAAAGCTTTGTTGGCTCTACTCCCACTGCTGGCTTAATTCAAGAAGTGGGGCTATTTAACGATAATAATGGCGTGATGTTTAGGGCCAGCGGAACAACGTTGCAATTTGTCATTAGAAGCTATGCCACTGGCAGTATTGTGGAGGACGTTGTAAATCAAGCTGATTGGAATTTAAATACGCTTCTTGATTTAGATATTTCCAAGGCTCAAATTCTTGTTACTGACATTGAATGGCTGGGAGTTGGGCGAGTAAGAGCTGGTTTTGTTATTAACGGAGAAATTATTTATTGCCACGAATTTAATCATTACAACGTTCTTACTTCCGTCTATATGACAACGGCTATTTTGCCATTGTCCTATCGTATTCATAATGCATCGGCTCAAGCGTCTGGACGAACGCTAAAACAAATTTGCTGCAGTGTATTAAGCGAAGGTGGCTATGAGCCTGATGGTGCCATTTATTCAATTAACTATGATTTAAGCGCAGTTCCAAACACTTCGGGAGAGCGCGTTACTGCCGGCATTCGCATGGTTAGTGGTCGCACTGATAACGTAATTTTACCAGTGAGGATTTCAACAACCACTGCATCCAATGATGTTATTTTATGGCGACTGCGGCTCAATCCCACTATTAGTGGTGCGACGTGGCAGGCTGCAGTGAATGGCCGTGGCAATGTAGAAACAATTGCCAGTGGCACTGCTTCTGGCGGCACCATTGTTGATGCTGGTTTTGTCTCGCAAGGCGCTGCTAATAATTATGCAGTGGCAGAAGCCATTCGTTTATCGTTAGGGCAAAATGCATCAGGCGAAAGCGACATTCTTGTGTTGACAGTAGATAGCGCCGCAAGCTCTAAAGCACTTGGCATGATTGGCTGGGTGGAAGTGGTTTAATTTGCTTACAATGAAAGAAAAGGCGTTTTGAAATGATTGTTCCCGGCAAGCACGATATTACAATCTATCAAGGCGCCACTTTTGAGCTGCAGGTGCAATACAAAGATAATGCTGGCACGCCTGTCAATATGAGTGGATATACAATTGCTTCCAAATTGTATGATCGCCTTGGCATTAATAAACTTGCAGATTTTGCAGTGTCTTATGTGAGCCAGGCTAGTGGCATTTTTAAAATTCGTCTAGCAGCTTCCGGAACAAGCGGCATTACTGAACAAGGCCAATATGACGTTTTAATTACTGAGCCCAGCAATGATGCTTATTATATTTTGGAAGGCAATGCATATTTAAATCCTGGACTGAGCTATAAATGACAGTCATTGTTCAAGAAAGCAATAGCACTGTTGATGTGACGGAAGAAAACGCTTCCGTTGTCATCGTTAATCAAGCTGGCAATGAGATAGTTGTTACGGCAAATAACGCCCCAATTGTCGCCATTGGAGCATCGTCTTCTATTGAATTAGATTTCTTTGGCAATGGTCCTCAAGGCGTGCCTGGCCCTGGAATCATTCCTAGTGGAACCACTGGGCAAGTATTGGCAAAAACAAGCAATGCAAATTATGACACGCAATGGAAAACGCTAAATATTTCTGATTTGGCTGATGTCAACGTGAGCGCTAAAACTAACGGTAGCGTGCTTGTTTATGATGGAAATAGTCAACAATTTGTTGCCAATTCTTCTTTCACTTCATTGTCTTTAACGGACGGGGGTAATTACTAATGGCGAATACCATTCGCATTAAGAGGCGTGCAAGTGGTGCCGCTGGTGCCCCCACGAGCCTGGCAAATGCCGAACTTGCTTTTAATGAAGTTGATGACGTTCTTTATTACGGCAAAGGCACTGGCGGAGCAGGAGGTACTGCCACTACTGTTGAGGCGATTGGCGGAAGCGGAGCGTTTGTCACCCTAACTGGCAGCCAAACTATTAGTGGTAATAAAACTTTTACTGGCACTGTTTCGTTTTCTGCTGTTAGTGGACTAACCACGATTGGTGATGCCACGATTGGCGGCAATCTTACTGTCAATGGCACCACTACAACTGTCAATAGTACAACTGTTCTTGTAGACGACAAAAATATTGAACTTGGCAGTATTGCAAGCCCTAGTGATACTACTGCCGATGGTGGCGGCATCACCCTTAAAGGCTCTACAGATAAAACTTTTAATTGGTCTAATGCCACTGATGCATGGACTAGTAGTGAGCATTTAGACCTTGCCAATGGCAAAGCCTTTTATATCAATGCCACGCAGGTATTAAGCGCCACTGCCTTGGGCGCGGGCGTGGTTTCGTCAAGCCTTACTAGCGTTGGCACGATTAGTGGTGGCACGTGGCAAGGCACGGCTGTTGCAGTGGCCTATGGCGGCACTGGTGCTGCCACTGCTTCCGGAGCCCGCACCAATCTTGGGCTGGTTATTGGCACAAACGTGCAGGCTTATGACGCAGATCTTGCGGCATTGGCGGGCGTTACGTCTGCTGCTGATAAAGTGCCCTATTTCACAGGCACTGCCACGGCTGATGTGGCTACGCTCACCAGTTTTGGCCGTAGCCTCATTGACGATGCTGACGCTGCTGCTGCCCGCACGACGCTTGGTCTTGGCACCATGTCCACACAGAATGCCAATAATGTGAGCATCACTGGCGGCAGCATTGATGGCGTAGAGATTGATGGTGGTTCGTATTAGGGCTAAGATGGCGGCAAACGCCTTCTTTCCATGAATCCTGAACTGTGGCCTGACAAATGGTACGAGCAAAAAATTGAAATGATCTCTGAAGCTCTTCAGGAGCTTCTTACTGATGGCGATGCAGCCAAGGCCAAGCAAGGGCTGATTGATTCCATTGCTTCGTGGACCAGTTACCACGAAGAGGAACTGGCCAAATGGAACCGACTTAAAGCTCTTCTGGGCTTTTGAGCTGGTAAGTGATGCGAAGCTCTCCTCCGAGGGCCTTCACGGCCTCGCTGGCATCCGCTGGCGGGGCTTTTTCAATCATGACGGAAGGAACAATGGCATTAGGCAATGGCGTGATAATGGCATCAGGAAAAAGCTTTTTAGCTTGATCAGCCAAAGCATTGGCTTTTGTTTCTCTTTCTTCCTTTTCCCATTGTTTTACTAATACTGCCGCTTGTTCATCTACTTTCTCCATGACAATTTTGGTTTTCCACTCTGCCCAATCTGGCCGGCAATAAGCCATGAGCATTTTGAACCATGGTTGAAAAGCAAGAGAGGGCCGTTTTGTAACGGCCCACAGTCCTGCTTCATAGCACAAAGCATTAAACCAGCTTTGGCCGCTCATCCTTCTTGGAAAACACTGGCAAAGACGGTGCCAGCTTTAGTGAGAGGCAGAATGCGATCACGAAGATCAATATTATGACAGCGCACGCAACCATGCGTTGGGAAAAGAGGTTGCTTGGGCGCCCATGCGCCAGGCCAGCCGCATGCACTGCCGCCCCCATGAATCATCAGACCGGCGCGGCCAATGCCAGTTTCTTGCCCTTCTAAATCAATTAAATCAAAACTATACCAACCATAGGCCATAAGAGTGCGATCATAGGCGGGCTTATCTTTCTTGCTTTCATAGTCTTTGTAAATGGCACCAATTTTATAAACGCCAGGCGGCGTGTCAGAATTTTGCAGCTTAAATTCATTGTCAGAATATTGCCCGCGAGCAAGACAAGGAATTTCCCATAAAAATTCGCCTTCAAAATTAAAGGCTTTCATTGTTTCACTTATGTCATTAACAATGAGATGGGAATCTCCCTTTTTAAAACCAAACTGTTGGGGCTTTTTCTTGGGACCAATCATGATAATTTGCGTTGATTCAGGGGCATATTCTTTCATTAGCTTAGACAGTTTTATTGGATAGTCAGGATCAGTGGCATAGTGCTGCTCCTTTAATGCACGGGCCGCTGCGTAACGATTGGGCGCATTGTTGATACCTTTGAAATGACGATAGTCTTTATACCAGCGAGTGACAAGATAATCAATGCATGCAGCAAGGCTGGGAAAATCAATAAAACCAGCCTTAATGGTCACCCACTGACCGTCGTACCATTCTTGAGTGGTTGTGGCAGTGCCAGGTCCCTTCAAGCCAAGATAATTGTTTTTGCCACTAGTGTGCTTACCAAAGCCACTTTCTAAGCAGCATTGTGCTGCGACAAGCTCGGGATAGCGAGCGCCGCAACGACGGGCTGTCTGGAAGCATTCATTCCAGAACGCCCTACTATCAGCCCACATGACTAAGCCTCAGCCCTTCACGCGGAAAATAGTCTTCAGTCCTTCCAGAAGAAGCTGGAGCACGTTGTTGCTTTTCCAAGGGGAACGATCAAGAATTTGATCTGCAGCAGCAATTAAAATGCCACCAATAACAAACCATTCAGCGCCGCTCATTGTTTGATAAGCGAATTTATATTTACAGCCTAGCGTCGAATTTCTAAAGAACGCACCCTAGTTTCAAGAGTGGTGATATTTTCCGTAAGAGTGTCAAGCTTTTCCGTGATGCTTTCAATTTGCGTGGCTACTTTAACTTGTTGGTTCCCTACTGTAATTAACATTGCGCCAGTGGATAGCAGCATGCCAGCCGTTAATGTGGCCACAAAATTAGCAAAACCTTCTTGAAAGTTTTTCATTGCTGGCAGCGCATTTATTAATTATAAACATTCTCATTGAGGCAAATTGAGCCGTTAGATTAGTGGCAAGAAAATTAAATATGCTCCCATGCAAGTAGCGAATGGTCCCGATGAGCTGTTACATTCTCTCATTGAACTTCGCCCTGGAGATGCACGACGCCGATTTAGAAAAAGCATTTTTGAAGACTATCCACTGAAAGGACCGTTCGGGCAGTGTGCCTGTGCCTACTGCGGCAAGTGGAACGAAAAGCTTACTTTGGACCACATTGTTCCCAAAAGCAAGGGAGGTCCACATTTTGCAAAATATAATTTAGTGCCATCTTGCAAGAGCTGTAATTTAGATAAAGGGGCAGAGCGTATTTTTGAATGGTGGAGGCCGCAACAATTCTGGACGCCTCGTCGAGAAGAAATTTTGACGAGCTGGGTGCATTGCCATAGCTTTGTCAGTGCCCACACCTCCCTGCAAGATGTGGAAGCATATGCCGAGGATCGCGGCCTTTATATTCCTTCGCAAGAAAAAGCCCCCATTGTCGGGGGCTTTCTATTAGGAACAGTTTGCGCTGCTTAGCAATCGTTGATAGGAGAGAACATGGGCTCATCAATGGCCCTTTCTCCAATGCGAGCGCCAGGCATGGGGCAGAAGCCGTCTTTACAATTGTTTTCAATGGCATCAAGGGCTTCCTTCTCTTGCTCCATTTCCATGGCAAAGATGAGAGCCTTTAGATACCACTTGGCTTTCTTTAAATCTTCCAGGCCGTTTTTATTTTCATAGCGCCAAACATATTTGACGATATTGCCCTTGAGAAAGCCGCGAAAGGCTTCAGGGCTCATGCAAGCTTCTAGTGCTTCAATGGCCTCGATGCCACCAGATGCATAGTGCATGGGGCTGTTAACTGGATCAAACACTTTAGGGCGACCTTCAAAAGGAACAGTCATTGGCTTCAAAAGCATCAAAAGCCTCTCGGAACAGAGGCCGTGCCAGCAAGGATAGTGCCTGAGCATAGGCTTGGATTTCACCTTGAGCATCTGCTGGTGAGCGAAGGCTGATGAAATGCAGCAATGCTTGCAAACTACAGGTCCAGGTGAAGGAAGTATAGAGCGACGTGGGCAGTACGCCACGAGCTTGTTCTTTACTCACACCAAGCGCCATGAGCGTCTGATAAGCGCCTTTGGCGGCCTGCAAGCCCTTGGCATATTCAATCATGGCTATCTCATTGGAGCGGCTTTCCAGGGGGCCGGCTGAGGCTTGTTTATTGCTATCGCTTTGCTGGCGAAACTCACGAGGCATGTAAAATTCTTCACTATCAGCTTCACAATATCTAAAGCTTTTTTCGTTCCAGCCCAATTGGTCATTGGCATAAGTGCCGCCAATAACGTGCTTCCACCATTGCCGAGCAATGAAGAGGGGAGCTTTTACTTGCCACTTTGTTACAACACCACGGAACGGGCTGGTATGTTGATGCTTAACTAAATAATTCAGGAGTTTTTGGTCTTTCTCCGACCATTCAGCGCTGCTTTGGCCAAAAGATTGGCGAGCATCGCAGACGATATCAATAGAACTGCCCATCCAGTCAATAAGACGCACAAAGCTGATGCCATCGTTCAAAGGATCAATAGAGGAGTTAATGGGAACCATGAAACAGAGAGGCCGGGCGTAAACGCTGCAAGCTGATTGTAGGCGAGATCTTGGTTTCTGAATGCCAGACAACTACTGCCCGTTTCTTTCCACCATTAAAAACAAAACCAATGAGAGTACCGACAATGCTAGTCAGCATCCATCCTGCTGCTGTTGGCTGCACATATACCACTTCTTCTCCAGGGCACCATTCGTGATCGAGTGGGGTGTGTGGAAGCTGAAATGGACGGTGCTCCGTAGCTTTAATTACGGCTTTCTTTCCATCGTCCACCTTGTAAACAAACTGTCTGCCATAGCCCCTCCTGGTTAGGCTAAAGCAAACAGTTTTGGAATAATGTCCACGCATTTCTCTATTCCAGTAGAGTTAAGCTATCAAGGCCGTCCTTACATTGCTGCCATGGGTCCGTTTGAACGCAGTTTAGAAAGAGACTTCGCTTTGGCTGCCAATAAGCGTGCCATTGCAGAATGCTCTGACGTGGAAAAACTGCGGGAAGTGGCAGTAAATTTAATGGAAGGTTGGTCCAACATGCAAGAGGCTGTGGGCTCGTTGGTTAAGGAAAACCTGGAGCTGCGTCAAGCCATGTCCGTGAAAGAATGGGATTTGCAAGCTGCTGCTGAACTGCTCGATGAAGCTACGCAAATGGTCAATGACGAAGTGCAGCGGCAATCTTCTCAAGCCAAAAGGCGTCTTTGGCCGTTTGGCTAGTCAATAAAAACACTCTCCATCCTCCCATTGTGGCGAGGTTGAACTTTCGGGCATCACGCTCATAACCACTCCCGGTAACGTGACGGCCTCGATTGAAAGTTCCGCCTTGGATTTCAATGAGGCTATTGGATGGGAGGTGAGCGAAGTCAGCCCGATAACGCTTAGATCGTTTTGATTTTGCATAGCGCTCTTGAAAATCAGCTTCCCAAGTGGGAACATCACTGAATTCTCTGATCAATGTGAGATCGGGATAGTGAGCTTGCCACAGTCCGAGAAACTGATCTTCAAGGGCACTCACGCATCAGACGGCAGCGAAAGATACTTTAGCGCCTTGATTCTGATACTTTCCTTTGCCATAGGCTTGGCCTACGTCGCCAGAAAGCTGCATAAACATGATTTGCACTATGCCTTCATTGGCATAAATGCGAGCCGGAAAAGCCAGGGGATTGACAATACAAATAGTGAGAAAGCCAGACCAACCAGGCTCAATTGGCGTAACGTTAATGATGGTGCCTTGACGTGCATACGTACTTTTCCCATCGCATATGCCCATCACATTGTTGGGCATTGTGATGCGTTCAAGACTAACGCCTAATGCGTAGGAAAAAGGAGGCAAAACAAAAAATGTGCTGCCAAGTTCTTCGATGGGCGTGGCTTCATACATCATGCTCTCATCAAAACGCTTCACATCCAGTGCCTTGGCCTCTTGACTGTTGTCGATGACCATGAAGCCCTTAGGGGACAGGCGGAGGTCGTAACCAGCGTGCGACAGGCCATAGGACAATGCCTTGGTGCCATTGTCAAGTTCACGGCGCTTCTCGCCAGTGAAAGGGAAGATGATGTCGTTTTCAGCGAGGATGCTGATTTCTTTATCGGAAAGAAGAGTCATCAGAAGAAAAGAAAAGAAAAGGGCGGCATTAGCCGCCCTATGACCACCAAGATGAAGCTCAGAAGAGATCGTCAGAAGACGAGGAGCGGCTGCTGCTGCCAGCGCCGTTGCCATCGTTCTTCCAGAAGCTGGAATAAGCCTTAGGGCTGTTCTCCATCTTGTTGACGGTCACTTGCCCCTTGAAATGAGGGGAGGTGTCCTTATCGCGCTTGTCGTTGTCCCACAGCGCCACGCGGAAACTGTAGTTACCTTGGGCGTTAGGGCCGGCTTTTTTAGCAGCATTGAGAATGTCGGGGGTGAGATCGACAGTGCCGCTAAACACGGGAAGATTGCCAGAGGGCATTGGTTGTTCCTCAAAGGAGTGTAGTGGGCCCTGGACGGGCTGCTCCAGCTTAAGCCCGTTTTACCAAAAGACTATGCCCCGCGATCCATAGAAATTGTTAAGGGCATCCTGCCTGGATAGTGGTCGAAGAAATACTGTTGCGTCTTCTGCACCATCAAGCCCGCTTGCATGGCCAATTCCCCTGCCGACAAGCTCACCACTTGCGCTTCCTGACCTTTCTCCGTGTCGGGATCATAAATGGCGATGGCGCAATGCGCTTCATTAATTTCAATGTCATACATCTGCTCAATGGCCTGCACATAGGCTCCGAGCTGCATGCGATAATCGGCTAGCTGTGTATCAGGCTTTTGCTTGTAGCTGGTCTTCCAATCGAGCAGCGCATAGTCACCATTATTCATCTTGGCGAGCATGTCAAACGTGCCTGAATAGCCAATTTGTCTGGCATTGTCATACCAAGCGATGGCGCTTTCAATGAGAAGAGGACTATCTACTTTCTCAAGGAACGATGAAATGGAAGTGAAATAGGGCACGTAGTTTGGATGGGAATCAAGATGACAATTCACATCCTCTCCATTCCATAGATCCTCCAACACGCCATGCAGCCAATTGCCACGATCTACGGCATTACGAGTGCGGCGATTCGCTTCCGCATCGCCCACTTTCTTGCGCCAGTTCATGAGCGCCGCAATTTTGCCAGGGGGCGAACACGCGCTCGCAATAGTCGTCACAGAGGGCAAAACACACCCTCCGGGGACATTGGGAAAATCGTCGCAAACGTAGTATCTCTTTTTGTTGATCTGCAGCCGGTTGGGTTCGTATCGTGCGAGCTTGGGCATCATGAGCCTGTTTAGACACAGATCGTAACAGGCCATCAGCGGCTGCCATAGCTCTTCGTGCAATAATTTCCGTTTTGGTACGTATTAAGCGGACAGCTTGCACCCGGCGATGCTGGTATCGACCATTTGGTGCGATTACCGTAGCTTGGCACGCAATATCCAGACGAGGAATAGTAGCCAAGAGGGCAACTATTGCCACTTTGCTGAATGGGAAATGTTTGCGCCAATGCGGAAAATGGCGAGCAAACAATGCAGGAAATGGCGAGAATGGTTTTCATTTTTCGTTTACATCCCAAAAGTAATCGCAGCCTTCTTCGGTGAATGGCGGCGTTTCGATATAGCTTTGCCAGCGACTAGCAGGCGCGATATAACGCCAACAATTTTCGCGGACAGGACATTCACCGCCTTGGCACATTGCAATGTCAGACATGAGGATTTTGCGTGAAATTTGAGCAAGATACTGCCTATCCACAAGAGGATCGTCAGCAAGAACTTTGAAAACAGCAGCAATGCGAAGATCGCTACTGAGGCCATCGTCAGGCCAATTCCAAAATGCCTCGTGGCATTTGTCAAGGAGGGCTTCATGATTCTTCATGAACGATGGTTGATGGGCGAATACTTTCCATTTCTTCTATAACGGCAGCAAAACCATCAATAATGTTGCTGTCGCAAAAGCCAGCCCCACGGAGGAAGTGGGAAAAGTTTTCAATCACTTCACGACAAAAATTAGTGTCGGAAGTCATGGTTAAATGGAGATCGCCTTCGCGATAGCCATAAGTCCATTTTCCTATCGGGAAATCATGGTCCATAGCAAATAAACGAGGAGGGCAACGGTAAGGGCAATGAGAAAAACCAAAAGGAAAAGTCCTAATGGGTCATGAGCCAAATAAGGCGGAAGGAGATTCAGAAATGGGAAGTCCATCGCTGTCTAAGCACAAGGATCCAGCAAAGGCCCGCGCAA